TATAAGGGGGGACGAGCAAGAGCCCAGAGGTTAGTAGTTACCGGGCTGTCGGCACCTTCTGTATCATCGCACTGATCTACAAACCACTTCGGGCTTTCGAAGACAGAGAATAGGAGAATGTCGCTAGCTTCTCTATCGATCTCTGCCCAACTTGTCGAGGCGGGATCAGCATAGATCGGGCTTGCATCAGCGAAGGCGTCCTGGATCACATCGACGGCCACCCTACCATCAGTCAATTCTCCCATGTCGAACTTCTGAACTCTCATCACTATACTGTCTATATCGTAGTCGTCCCAACTGAGTCGGAAGACAGACCCGGGCCTTAAGTCAACAGCATCGGTACGGATCAGATGAAGAGTTGCACGGACAAGCGGAACACCGAGCTGTGAGAGTTCTCGGGCACCAAGCCGATTGGCAAGAGCAGGTTCGGTTACACCCGGGAATCCAATTGTGGTACTACGAACCTGTCCCTGAACTGAGATGTTAGCCATATCCTGGATAAAGGCCGAACCCCGTTCGTATTCTCTCCGACGGTCGGTGAATGTTACTCGAACCTGGTTTATGGTATCTGACCAAGCGGTTCTGGAGAAGTTGGTTATCTTGGCAACCCGAGACTCATCAAAGAGTGGTAGTGTAGCTTCGTCGTAGTCGTTACGGATCAGCTTCAAAACCATCTTACCGGTTACGGGATCCTGGTACAGGACGCCATCGATTTGTCGAAGAACCTCTTCAATGACCTTCTTACCATCGGCAGCACGAGTAACCAGGATACTCATGCCATTTTCTTCATCAGCAAGCGTAGAAGCTACAGACAGGAAGGAGGCAGTATCAATGTCGAATGGGTCGATATTGAGTCCGCCCCAATTCTCAGTCAGGACAGTGTACAGGATCTCAGCCGGGTTAAGGTCATCCCCGATAACTTGAACTGCTGTGGCGAGGCCGAGGTTGTTGGGATATCTCTCGACCTCAATATTGGCAACCCTAAGGCTTGGCTGTGTACCAATGTAAGGTCGCTCGAAGACCATATGAGCCACATCATTGTACTTGGGAACAGTACCGAGCTGGGTCTGAAGGTAGGCGTTCTCCGTTTGGGTTGACCCGCCGCTGTAGAACCTGATTACGCCAACAAACCCGCCGCCTTTATCTGCCCCACCGAACAGCCCGGGTTTGTTAATGGTCAACTGGCTACCATCACCTGATGCAGTGCCAGACCACAACAGATGCTTACCAAGCCAGACCTTTCGAAGCCGGACCAGAGGGCCGATCCCGACGCCGAGGTGCAGGCCCACATAGTAGTAGTATCCGGTAGTAACCTTCTTAGAACTGAACAGCCCAGTCTTGACCTTCTTCTTTTTGGCTCTCGAAACGAAGTCTCCGTACCAGAGAACATGGGGCCCCTTCAGTCGCTGCCTACCGAAGATCAGCGCTACCGGTGTTCCCTCGTCTGCTCTCGGAAAACCGAGGTCATCAAGTGTACCAGCTCTGGCATCCTCGACGTTGGGCTTAGGAGTAAGCAGAACGGACAAGAAGAAACTGACGGCAAACAGAATGAGGGTTAACCAGATCATAGGTCCCCCTGGAAAGGATTGATCCCGGGAATGAAGGGGAAGCCTCCGTAGTTGGCCTGGTTAGAGAACTTAGTGCCACAGGTAGCAAACGAGTGGTCACAGCCCTGATACATCTCAACTGTGTCGCCAACTTCTGCGCCGTAGAATGGGAAGTTCAAAGTGATGACATCCGCCACGTTTGAGATGATTAGCCGGCGTTCACCTTGAGTGGTATTAACCATCTCACCGCCAACCATAGTATTATCGTCTGCACCATCAGCAGTTACGGTAATCACGTTCTTATCAATGTCCGTGATGGTACTGGTAGTCTTGAACGAGGCAGCCGACAACTTACACCGGTCGTCGTACAGCCTGTGGTTACAGGGTCCTTGGTAGTAGACATTGGGTAGCTCGCCACGAAGGACCACGGAGAAGATGCTCGGGACTCGGATCTTACACTTGCGGTCGCTTACAGAGAAGTTGGTGCAAACGCCCTTCCAGATGGTGACCCAATCCGTTACGGGATCTGATCCTTCGTGGTATCTGACGATCTCAAGTGTGAGCCTTGGGGGAGCCTTCGAGTAGGCGTAGTCACGGACCAGTTGGATGTCATAGGGAACCACAACCTCAAGATCGCCACCGTCATCATTCTGGGTGGTAGCCTTGACTGCGTTCCGACTGATGGCGATTGCCGTGTAGGTCTCGCTGAAGATCTCGACATCCACCTGGGAGCTCGTATAGCGGTATTCAGTGAAGCTACCAGTAAACTTGAATCCCTCTACTGGGGCTCCACTTTCAACACTTTCTTCATAGCTATCGTAGCTCACTTAAGCATCCACTGTTCTGATGGACAGCTCGATCTCTGTGTCCATCGGGCCATGGGTCAGTCGTACCCTGTCTGAGTTCAGCCTCACCCTGTGGAGGAAGGAGATTGTGAAACCATTCTCCCAAGATGAATCGACTGGCATTGCAGACGTGAGTGTGATGGTCGTGATCCCGCCAGGCGAGGAAGTCGTGTAGTCTACAGTTCGGTAGATAATGTCGCCGTCGGGGTTGATCAGCTGGAGCCTCTTGTAGGTGTCGAACTCCGAGTAACGATTGTGGTAATCGAGCCCCTCGACATCGAACTGAAGCACTCCGGCTGATGGGTCGGTATCGAGGAACAGGTCTTCGCGCCAGGTAGGCATCAAGAACGAAACCCTCATTCCGTGACGAGCTGTGAGGAAGTCCCTCCACCAGTCCATCTCGGTTGGGTTTGTCTTTCGGTTGAAGATCCATTTTCTGACACCATCAACTGAAGCATGAAGCCAAGGACTACTTCTGTCTATCACACCACTTTCATTATCAATGATGGCTGGCCCCATGTCAACTATTTCATCGACGAAACCGCGTGAGGCAAGGGGGATTCGGTCCATTACATCAAGACTGTCGTAGGTTGTGATGGTTGCTGTGCTTCCCGGGCGATCAAAGTCATCTCGATACTCAGCAGTCTGGGCCCGGAGTCTGAGCTGGCCTGCTACCTGTGTCATCTGAACCCCAGTTCGGTTATCCAGATGACAGTCAAAGGCGGGAGCAATTAAGTCGCCAGCGTAGACGTTATAGGTGAGGGGGTCGAGCGTTGCACCATCAGCTGCCATTGCCGTTAGCTCAAGCGGGAAAGAAGTATCATCCTGGGGATGGTAGATGATAACTTTCTCGCCAGCTCGGACATCAGTCTTGGCGGGATCAAAGTAGATCTTGGTATCGGTGATGACACTATCCTGAGTGATTCTCGTAGCATACTGGTAGAAGGGGATTACAGTAGTAGCCTCCATCAACTCGTACCACCGACGGAGCTGTTCTTCTCTATCCACATCGTCCTTAATGAGGATCATACCTTCAAGCCGGCGGCGAGGCTGGTTTCGGATGCTGATTCGCTGCTCGGAACCATCAGCGGTTCTTATGACATCAGTTAGCCATTCCCATTGTTCCAGGACTGGGAAGTCGGGGATTTCTTCAAGCCAGTTGATAACCACAACTTCGAAGAGCATGGTTACCGAATTATAGGTAAAGGTAAAGATGTAGGTGGCCGATATCGAGAACGGGGCATCGTCCTCGATGGTAATATTGAACTCTCTTTCCTCTACTGGCTCGAAAGTCTCAGATACCACGATGTCAGTTGTGAGACCAGTTTGACCAGTTCCACCGACAGTGTTCAAGTAGTTCTTAACTGTATAGGCATTCCACAGGAGGAATGGGATCGGGACATTTCTACCGGGATTGATCGGATTCAAGAAGGCCGGGATAGCCCAAACCCTGAAATAAATCTCACCGTAGTTGCCGTAGATGAGGCAGCCGTCCGCTGCGGCTGAAGGACCAGTCGGACTCGGGTTTGTAATCGCACCAACACTGCCACCGCTCAGGTGGACAGCATACTCGCAGGTATCCTCAACAGCCGCAGAGACGAGCGGATTGTCGGAAGTATTCCCTCCAAACATCTCTACGATTGAGTCAGCCATGTCCCTCCTTAGACGTTCTTCTTATAGGCTAGCCCGTACGAGATGGTGTTGGCGTCATCCTGAGGGTCACTACCAATGTTTAGGTTATCCTCAATGCCCTTGCGCTTGAACGGGAATACAGTCCAGGTCTCACTCCCGAATGTTAGTTCGGATCCCGGAGTATGGTTTGAGATATCCACAAGGCGAACGCCGGGAAGGTTTCCAAGGAAGCAGTGGGAAAGATTGTCAGTACTTTGGCAGAACCAGGGAATCGGATGGAGGGCAGTTCCACCAGTCACAAGTTGATTGGAAGTGGCCATGAAGAAGTCCAAGAATTTACCGGCACTGGATGCCCAGTGGTCACTATCTTCATTAGCCATTGTCATTAAGGAGGTCAGCCCTTCCTCTGTAAGAACACCAGCACTTGGGAACCCAGTAGCAGGAAGGGTATTAGCTTGGATATTCACATGGGCATTTCGGAGGGCAGTTCCGGTGTTACAGAACATCCCGTAGTAGTGATCTGTGCTAATTGGGTTATTGGCGTCTGAAGGCCAGAACTCGTAGTAGATCGCCCATAGATACCCGACATCGGGAGTAGTCATACCGAGCGGATCGAGTTCACCGAAGCTCAGGTGGGAGTACCTGTCGCCAGCAGTCTGAATAACCACATGACAGTAATCAGGGCCAGTTCCAGGGCCCGAGAATAACCAGACATTGGAGAACCCGCTAGCATCGCCAAGATCGTTAAGCTTCACACGGTCGGAGTCAGTGGCCGTAGTAACGGGAGATCCAGGATGACCCCAATACTGTTGGTTGCTAGCATTGAGGCCAGTACTCAGTGAGCCGAACAGTCGGCCATCCAGAAAACCACTACCAACATCAACGGGGTTCAACGTGCTATTCTGTTCTCCGAGTGCAACTTCGCAAGCTCCCTTTGAGAAGCCAATCTGCTTGCCAACAGCGCCATCAACGTCGTAGTCCTCGGTCCAGCCATCAGCAACCACGAAGGTTGAGATTACATCGAGCAGGTCGGCCCAGTCAGTGGCAGAGGTATTGGAATAGGACATTAGGTCTCCTCGATTGCCATGAAGTCGCCCGGGTTACTTCGGAAGACTCTCTGGAAAAGTCGGTAGTCTTGACTGCTGATTGTGACAACCTGCTCAACAGCCCGATTGAACCCGGAAGTAGCGAAGACTCCTTCGAGAGCCCCGATGATGGTGTCGTCTACCATGTCAATGATATGGCACTGGAACAGCGGAGTCTCATTCTCGAAGTTCTCAACCAGCTTTTCGATCCCGCCGAAGTTCCAATTGTTTGGGTTGACACTACCGCTGCCCGGAGTACGGCCAGTTTTGTAGGGCCATATGAAAGCACGTTGCCCCGTAACTGGAGCATTGGCGCTTGAGGAGTTGCTCTGGTTCTGGATGGCTCTCCATGACTCCGCGGTCCTACGACGGTAGTATGCAGCGCCATCTCCGGGATCGGCAATGAAGGCATTACGAGCATTTGCCACAGACGGGAGGGCGAGTTCGGGGTAGCTTGCGATGATGGCAAGCGGGAATGGGTACTCACTACCAAGGGCGAATGGCAGGAAGAATCCAGCATACATACTCATGTAGTTGGTTCCCACCTGGGCGATCAAGATGAAGCGCCGATCATTGGCATAGATCCAGTAGTCGATGGAGCTGTCGGCGAGGTTGAACCACACAGGACCACCGGCACCTTGCTGTGACCCGTGAGCAAGCCCGGTGAGCCAGCCCGTAGCACCAAAGATCTTCCATCCGTAGTGGTTGTTGCCGTCATCGTAGACGGTTTCGATGTTGATGAAGACCTCTTTGCCGGTTCCGTTACCGGGGGCCTGCAGTGAGAGTGATCCAGTAGAGTCGTTATAGGTTAAGTTAAAGGTGGCACCAGTACCGCTCCCGCTTGTTGAACCTTGCGCCACGGGATCTGTCGGAATAACCGAATAGTCTCCGGGAGTAGTGATACTAACTCCGGTAACTGCGCCCCCAGACACTGAGGTTACAGTCAACACGGTCGCAGTTGTAAAGGTGCCACCAGTAAGAGTGATCGTGTCGTCTACCGCATAGCCAGAACCGGCAGCGGCAATCGAGTCCACAGACTTACATTCCTGGGTCACGGCTGAGTAGGCGAGGGAAGTCCAACCGTTGGCAATTAGCCACGTTCGGATATCAGCCAACAGATCGGCGTAGTCAGTTGAAGTGCCTGTTGTGAAAGCCACGCTAGATTCCTCCTAACAGCCTTCGGACCGCATTCGGGTTCCGCTGTATTACATTCATAATAAGTCTCTCGCCTTCGGCGGTTCCCATTGCATCAAGAGCCATCGACGGGTCCATTGTATTGATGATCTTGACGTCTCCCTGACTCGATTGGACGCCTTCGCCGCCCTGCATAGCGCCGGTCCGGTTTTGACCCGGGCGTGAAACGTCAACGCGCTCGCCCGGAGTCGCCCTAAACGCAACGAGTTGACTGTCAGGACCGCCTGATCCGCCGACACTGAACGATCCTCCCGTTTGCATCGCCGTTACACCGCCACCAATAGACGTTCCGCCTGCTGCACTGGCAGCGGCAGTACCAGCGCTACCACCGGGAAGTAGCCCGATTGCCTTGAGTAGCAGCCATCGAATTAGGATCCGAGTCAAGTCAGCCAGGACCGAATCCACGAACTGCTTCATGTTAGCTTCACCTGTGGTCACGAAGTCGACGATGGACTGTTCCATTCCCTCGAAGGCTCCGGTGACTACAGACTCAGACAGTTGGGCCAGGTTGTGGAGTTCCTCATTAACCTTAGCCACTCCTCGAGCGTATCCCGAGTCGAGGTCTGTGGCGAGCTCGAGCATCTCCAGGTGGAGTTTCCTCACAGCCTCATTGTACTGCTCGACTGTGATCCTACCTCGGTTGAATAGCTCGTTGAGGGCATCCTGCCGATCATAGATATCTCGGTAGGGGCCTTCGATCTCATCGAGGACACGGGCCTGGTCGCGGAGCGATTGGATAAGACCAACGGCAGCCCTTAGCTGGTCCTCTTCGACGGCAGTGAGCTCGCGACGAATCTCTTTCTCAGCATCGAGCTTGATCGTGAGATACTCGGCTTCCTTGGCGTTGAGCCTTAGCAGCTCAGCCTGGAGTGCCAAGTCGGCAAGAATTTTCTGGAACAGGGTGTCTCCAGTATTAACACCAGGAGGACCTCCAGCTGCTGACCCAGAAAGGTCGGCCTGTTCGGCTTTCCTCTCAGAACTTCTTTCAGCAGCTCTGTCAAAGACTGTGTCAATAACCCCAACGACAGCATCCTCGAGTGCACTCTGTTCCATTCCCGCTTGCATTAGCTCGGCAATCTGGGCACCGAGTGCACGGGCCTCGCCTTCGAACTTGTTGTCTACTCTACCAAATTCAACCTGCTCGAGCGGATCGAACTTGGCGAAGTCTGGGAGTACCTTGTTGAGAAGGTTGATCCCGTCAACGATCTTATTGATGCCCTTCTCGACAATACCTACCACGCCATTGAAGGCCTTGAGGAAGATATCGGCCAGAGCCTTGGGAATGGTCTTGAAGTTAGTGACAATGATCGCTACCACAGCAGTAGTGATACCGATGATCTTGTCAAAGATCTGGGCTACCGTCTGCAAGAGAACGAGAACCGCAAGACCGGCACTCTTGAAGACAGTATCCCACTCGATTCCCCAGGTAGCCATTTGTTCAGTTAATGGGCCGAAGAGCTTCTGGGTTTCTTCGACGGTGGCGGTTACGACATCACTTACCACATAGAGAGCCTCAGTTAGCTTATCGGTGTTCTTGCTTAGCTCGATGATGAATCCCGCGAACTTGGTCGCTGATCCCGAGCCCTTGTTGAAGTCACCGACCGCTTTGGTCACACTATTCCGAAGGATGGTGAAGGCCTGGTCGATGGTCGGAATAGTCTCACCGAATCTCTCATCAAGTTCAACGCGGGCCTCGCGGAAAGCCTTGAGGACAATGTCCGCAGTAATCTCGCCACGCTCACCCATCTTACGCAACTCACCTCGAGTGGTACCGATGGAGTTGGCGATTACGTCGGCTACCACAGGGATCTGTTCGAGGACGGACCGAAGCTCCTCGCCTCGGAGCGAGCCAGATGCCAAGCCCTGCGAGAGCTGGAGCATGCCGGCCTCAGCTTCTTGTGCTGTGGCACCAGAGAGGATGACGGCCTTGTTAAGAGATTCGGTGAAGTTAATCAGCTCTTCTTGCGAAGTCTTTAACTGTCTACTAGCCAGTGCAACTCGAGTGTAGATTTCGGCTGTAGCTTTGAACGGAGCACGAGTCCTGTTGGCAACATCGAAGAGTCGTTCGGTA